AAATTAAATATTGCCTCAGATATTATGGGCGAAGAATTAAAAACTTGGATTTAAAAAAAGAAACCTTTATCTAAAACTTTCTCTAGCAACAGAAGTGATACTGCCCCAACAGTACCCAATAACACCCAATAGATCTTGTCTATCTTACCGCCCAAATCGTGTATACCATCGTGCATATGTTTAACATCTTTTTTTAATCCAGTAATATATCCGTAAATAGAAAGTAAATGCTCTCTTGTAGTTTTGGGGTTTAGTTTAGACATTTGTTATGCCTCTTGATCTTAATCTTATTGCTTTTTCTTCAGGGCTCAACAACGCCTCCTCTAATGCAGTTAGTCCCCCTGCATTTGCAGAAGCCATTTGAGTTTGATTTAAAATGTTTTGTCCTTGAGTAATTGTTTGATTGTTAGGCATCGCAGAAGTAACTGATGTCGGCAATGGTGGTGTAGGTGGTGCAGGTGGTATCAAAAATTCTAATGGATCAATGTTAAAAGGTTCACCTAATTCTAGCTGTCTTAATTCTCTTCTTATTGCATTTAATTCAGGTAATGCTTCTCTGAATGGATTATCTTCACCAAGATTATTTGCGATGTCTCTAAACTTATTTGCAATTTCACCTGATGGAACATAAGGATCAAATCTACCTCTTTTTAAATTATTATAATCTTCGTTACTAATTTGTCTTTCATCAAATTGTCTTCTTAAATCATTAGTTCCTATACCTAATGTTTCAGCTGCATTTAAATCATTATACATATTTTGTTGTACATCAAACTTAGCTTTATTTGATTTTATATATCTTAAAATAATGTCATTAGGATCAACTGAACCACCTTTTAACAAACCAAAATAACCACCAGTAAATTCTCTTCTCGCATCCCTGATACCTCTTTGGTAACTAGAAATTTTAAAACCCATTGATTTTAATGGGTCAACTTTAATAGGTCTAAGTCCCATGAAGCCTGCTATCTCAGGCCCGACATCCAATACATTACCTCTTGCATCTGGTGTTTCTGTTGCAGCTTGAGCTAGTCTTACAAATTGTTTGTATGATGGGGCTAGTGCATTTCCTAAATGTAAAAATCTAATTGCAGCTTTGTCACCAGCAGATGTTTGATCTGTATATAATCTTCTACCATCTTTGGTTACTCCACCTCTAACAGTTAAATCCCCTGCAGCTTCTGTCCAAATAGATTCTGAAATAAATGGGTTCATAATTTCAGCACCGGCTTCATTAATTCCACCTACAAAACTTGCTAATAACTGTTTGTCATTTGCTTGACCATCTTGAATATTATTTAATAAAGTTCTAAGAGGTCTAGCTATTACGTCGTAAGCATTACTATGACTAAAGTCTATGTATCTTAACTCACCATCATCATCTCTAATTGGAATTAGTGTAGAGTTCTTGGACCACTCAGGTACAAATCTTCTTAATGCATCTAGTTCGTCTTGAGATATATCATACAAAGCTTTTGCACCTTCTGTTAATGCAACTGGAGCTGCTGTTGTAAACGTAGCAAGACCTAATAATCTTTTTATTCCATCACCATATGCTCCACTATCAAGAGCATTGTTCTTAACAACTTGCTCAGTACCATCTTCTAATATCTCTGTAACTGTTAAACCTAAATTACTTCCTTTAATTCTTACACCTGCTGCTGGTATGTGTCTCATTTCATTTAAACCTAGTTCAGCAATGTTAGTTGTAGTTCTAATCATCTCTGATGGAAAGGACATGAAGTTACCTACTGGTAATAATCTTGCAGTTCTAACTGCAGAACCTACAAATGCATAATTAGGTACAGTATTTTTTACAACGTTAGCTGCTTCTCTGTTAAGTACACTTTCAGTTACATCCAAACCTCTCTTAGCATAACGACTTTTTAGTTTAGCTTTCTCCATTACATAACTAGCTATTTTAAAAGTATCATCCTCAGCTACATACTTACCTTGAAAAAATGATCCTACTTTTTTTAACTTAGCTAACATAGGGTTTAATACCGTGTCTACGTTTGCAGCTTGTTGACCAAATCTAATATCTTGTAACAAAGCTTTTAGATCTCCTATTTGAACTTGTGAGTTTACAACACCAAGCTCTACTAATTCTCTGTAAGCTGCTTGAGCTGTTTCATCTGCAGGACCTAGTTTTAAAAGACCTGTAGTTTCTATACCTTCTTTAAATGCTTTAGAAAATTCTACTGGATTAAATAAATTACCATTGGCTCCAGCAAAACCAAATGCACTAATTACGTTTCTTATGTGTGTAGGTATAGAGAATACTGTCTTAGCTAATTGTGAAACTCCTTTTGGAAACAATAATAAATTTCTGTACATCCAACTAACAGCAGCCTCTGCTCCTTCTTTACCTTCACCTCTTACAAAACCTTGAAGCCCACCTGCTATGTTGTTTGCATTTTTTATAGCCTCGGCTATTTCAGGTGTAGTAATTTTACCTGCTAAAGGATTGGGTATGTTAGCTGCTTCAGGTAGTTTACTTATAACATCATCCATTTTAACAGAAGATATACCTGTGTTTTTTTGATTTACACCTAGTCTAAAAGCATCTTCGTTATCCCAAAAAAATCCTCTACCACCAGCTCTTTGCACTTCATCATTTTTAGCTGCTACACTTTTTAAATATTCAGATGTTCTAGATACAGAAGATAGATTAGTTATACCATTGAATATAGAGTACCTTGGATCCTGAACCTCTCCAAATAATTCTCTAAGTTCTTTTGGTGGTAACTTAGTTTCTTTTATTTCTGCTCTTATAAAATCAGCGCCTGGTTTTCCCTCCATCGTTTTGTTAATATATTCATTAAACTTTAAAGCTTTAGGCTTACCTCTAAGACTAGCTTCTCTAAGAATGTCATCTACTATAACACTAGCTTCTTTTTGATAAGCAGTGCCAGCTATATCAAAAGCTGTATCACCATTTTCTTTTGCAATTTCTCTTCTAAAAAAATTAGTAGCATTATTAATTACTTCATCAGTTGGTTCATATCTTTTAAAAAATTTAAATATACCTTTACCTTGGTCTTCAAATATTTTGTATGTACCACCTATCCAGCCATTGACTCTACCTTTTAATAAAGACTGAAGTTCTTTAACACCTTTACCTAATTTTGATCCTGAAACATTGTTGTCTAATATATTTATTAAATTAGTAAACTCACCTCTAGCATTATTAATTCCATTAACAATTAATTGTCTAGACTCCTCACCTACATTACTTTTTTTCATAAGGCCTAAAAGACTATCTAATTTTTTAGGATCAACTCTGTCTCTAATATTACCTTCAAATAAAAGTTCATTAAGACCTTTTAAAAATTTTTCTTTTTCTACTTGTACTGATTTATTAAACATTACTTCTGATTGAGGATATATATTATCTACTTCTCTTGTAATGTTATCTACAATTTCTTTTGCTCTTATTGTATCTCTAGATTTTAAAGCTTGTTTAAATGTTTCTTCTCCAAATAATTCTTTAGTCATACCACCCTGAGGAGTAAAAGGTGCTCTTACATATTTATCTAACCATCTTGCAAATTGAGAATTACTATAAGCAAGATCTTTACCTCTGTTAGCTAATAACTTAGCTGACTTCCCTGCACCATATACAAAAGGAGTAACTAATAAAGATTCAGAACCAAACTTAAGTCTATTTAATAATTTTCTTGTAGCGTCTTCTCTACCAAAACTTTCTTCTCTGTCCATTTTAGTTGGACCACCACCAAACAAATCACCAAACGATCCAATGTTTTCTACATCAGCTACAAATGTTTCACCAGCTGCACCACCAGCCACTGCTGCTGCGTATCTAAACTTCTTAGATTTTTTATTTAAATCTCTAGCTTTGTTTATTGCTGATAAAACAGGAGCTCCTCTTAAGTTAGCATAGGCGTTAGCTTTCTTTGCTCTAATTGCTTTTGCTGTAAGATTTCTAGCTACTTTGTTTGCTGCTTTGAATCCAATGGCGCCTGGCACACCAACCTGTACTAGTGTTTCTGTAAGTTTACCTATAGCTCTTTCTTCTGCTATCTCTTCAAATGGATTTAGTTTATCAAAAAATTCTTCTACGCCCGCCGCTGTATTTGTATCAGCTCCAAGATCAATTAGTTCTGCTGCAAGAGAGACTACACCTTCAGGTATTTTTAATAGACCGGATGCAATACCAGAAGCGGCAGCTGTGTACCACGCTGTATCATTGTTTTCTTCGGCGTTATTTAAGGGTAGAAACTCTGCCATTTAACCTCCTATGCTCCAGGAAAAGGATCTGGAGGCATGTTTTGTATTTCTTCTATTATTCTTTTTTGATTAGGACTTAAAACTTCAAATCTTTTATCTATCTCTGCATCTTTTTCTTTTTGTGTACTACCTTTTGGTGCTTCTGGTTTTGTATAGGTGTTGATATCAAGTATTTTTTCAAACCCATAAGTACCATCAGTTTTTTTATTGTATATTTTAAATATACCTTCATCTACATCGTAGTAAACTTTACCAATTTTTTTATTGTTTCCCTTTTTTTCCATTTTATCTTGTTGTGGATCATTAGGTCCATTTAAAAATCCTTCATATTGAGATCCAAATTTTTCTAAAGCTTTAATTTTTAATTTTTCATTTTCAAACTTAGCTCTGTTGTTAGCTTGTACAGTATCACCGTTATAAACTTCTATATAATCTCTTTCTGTGTATAATTTAGCAGCATCTTGTTCTTGTTTAAGTAAATCTTTTCTTGCTTGTATATCTTTATCTTGCGCTTTTTCTTTTGCTTTTAGTTCTGATTCAGATAACTCTGCTCTTGCATCTAATTCTTTATTTAATAACATTAATTGATGTGCGTTACCCTCTTCTAATAATTGTCTTTTAAATTTTTTCTGATCTTCTTCGCTTAATTTAGCAATAGCGTTAGCTTGCGTTCTTACAGCCTCATCGTAGTTTCTTTTATTTTCTGTAGATAACTGTTCATATTTTCTTTCATCATTTAAAAACTTAACTTTGTTTTCACCTTCTAAGTCCATTAACTCTAAATTAAATCTTTTGTCCTTACTTTTATCTGCAGCAGCTAATGCAAGTTTAGTCCCAGCCATTCTAATATCTCTATTATATTTAGCTTTTGCGTCAGCACCTTTTATTAATTGTTGAGTAGCAGGTTGTAATCTTTTAACAGCATCAGAAAAACTAGTAGCTCCTGCAACAGATGGTCCAGCAGTTAGTAAGAAACTTGTTAAAGGGTCCATTCCTCCATAATCACCAGCACCAGCTCTAATTTCTTCTATATATTCAGCTTGACTTTTAGGAGTACCAACCATTTTATCTATGTCTATGTTTTCATAAACTGTAGGTTCAAAAGGAATCATAGAAGTATTAATTGGTGTGCTTGCTTGTAATTCAGTAAGTTGTCTTGAGTATTTAGGAACATTCATTTCTTCGCCAGTAAAACCTTCAGCAGCTTCTGTTCTATCTACAATACCAGTCATAATACCGTTACCGACATTACCACCTTTTCTAAACATTGGTCTTTTAAAAGTTCTCATATTAACTATTCAATACGCCTGGTTGATTAAATGCTCTATAAATACCGGCTAACGTTCCACCAGCTCCTATTGCTGTTGCAAGTGGGTTTGGACTAGGTGCATTAACTTGAGTTGTTTGACCTGGGTATCCAGCTATCAAACTTGTTACACCTGTTCCATAAGCATTAGCCGCTGTTAATGGTTGTTGTAATTGTTGTTGAGCTAACTGTTGTTGTGCTCCCAATTGTGCTTGCTGTAATGCTTGGTTCTGTGAACCCAAAGTAGATAATGCTCCAATGTCTTGACCTAAAAATGATTGCGATTGACCAGCTAAGTTTAATTGATTGGCTAAAGCTTGTTGATTTAATTGTTGAGCTTGACCAAATCCTTGTTGTAATAATTGTGCTTGTAATGCTGCTCGGTTCCTGTCGCTTGTTGTTTGATACTCTGATCTCATAACACCTTCACGTCCTCCACCAAGAACACCTTTACCTACAGCTTGAGCTGCAATACTTGGAATTCCTTTTTGTGCTTGTACATCAAATTCTCTTAGCGTCTCATTAATAACATCTTGTTGATATGGAGACATAAATTGTTGATAAGAAGAAGGACCAGCTAAAGCTGATGCAGATTGTAAGAAAGGTTTGTATGCACCAATACCTTGAGTAGCTAAAGTTTGTGCTTGTGCTTGTAATGGATCTTGACCAGCAACAAACTGATCACCAAATGCTTTTGATAAATCTGCTGTTTTATAGCCCCCTGCTGCAGTTCCTAAATTACTTAAATAGGTTTTACCTGCTGCTTCTATAAATTCTGGTGGTAATATTCTTGTTTCTGTTACTTCTGCCATTATACTACTCTCTTTTCTGCTGTTTTCATTTGATCATATAATCTTTGGGCACCTTTTTCAATGTTTCCTCCACCCATTCCTCTAACAGCATCTGCTGTCATTACAAATTCGTTTTTACTTAACATAGCAGGTACGTCGTCTGCTTTTTCTTTTATACCAACTGGTACAAATCCACCTGTTTCTCTATAGTCTCGTTCTATAGTACCAGCTTTATTTTTTCTCATTTGACCCATAGGCATTCCTGGAATACCACCTAAAGCTACTTCATATCTTTTAGGAGGATTACCGGTATTAAAAGTTCCTCTTTCTCCTAGAGGTTTATCAAATTCTACTCCATCTCTTATATATTTTCTTTTTTTATTTTTATTTTTAAAAGGACCTTTTATTAAAGACTCTAATCCTTTTCTAGGTGTACCAGATTCTAATCCTACTCTACCACCTTTAGCAAACATTTCTCCATCTAAATAATCATCAAAAGACATTTTATAATCATATTTTTCTTTTATTTTTTTAAATTCTTCATAAATATCTAAAGCCTCATCTGGAGATATTCCTTTTTCTATAGCTTTCATAACATCTCCACCTCTAGTAAGACCTACTCTGCCACCTTTAGCAAAAGTTGGATCTAAATATTCTTCACCATAAAATTCTCTAATATAATCATCAACCGATCCTTTATATCCTTCATTTACATTTGCCTTATATTCTTTCATTAAACTTTTACTATAACGAAGTTTATTATTAGTTCCTGGAACAATACCTGCATCTGAAAATCCTACTCTACCACCTACAGCATACTCAGATGTATTAGTTGTAACAAACTCTTCTACTTCTTCAGCAGATTTATCTGGATTTGTTTTACTATAGTAGTCTCTTAAATAAATTTTTACTTTTTCTGGATCTCTTTTAGTTTCTTCTATCTCTTCTGGACTCATACCTGAAGCAGCTAAGATACTTCCTATCGCTCCTACTGTATATCCACCGCCAGGAATTTTACCCATTAGAGTACTTAAAATTCCTTTTTTTGTTCCATACTGACCTGCTGGTCCAATACCTGCACCACCAAAAAGAGCTCCTCCAATTTTTGATCCAAGCCCTCCAAGCCCTGATAAAGGACCCATACCCATTAGACCTGCACCACCAAGACCTATTAAAGCAGCCTTACCAATAGGTGACTTGACAACTTTTTTAATCGTCTTACCTATTGATTTAACTAAACTTCCTAGTCCGTATAATTGTCTGGGTTCTTGCATTCTTGATATTGCCATAATTTAAATATACTTATATTGTTGAGCAGGCATAGATATCCTGAAAATACTACACTTTATTTGATTTTTGTATCTTCGTCAAGTGGTTTGGCATGCTTTGCAGGTCGTGTACCTTGATATAAATCGTCAAAGAAACGACCACGATATAAAAACTCTCCAACGTGCGTAATAGTATCCATTACATATACATGTACTTTACCACCCATATCTGTCCATTTTTGACAGAAACCAAAGTCTTCTCCAAAATATCTTTTAGTTTTAAGATCATGCCAAGTATCAAATAAATTAAAAAAATTTTGTTTTTTATCTTCTTTGCCGTTTATAAAAGTAGGTTGAATTATTTTTAATTCTGGATGATTTTCAATCATATCCTCCAATACTTTTCTTTTAATTAACATACATCCTGTAGGAGCATGAGTTACTTCTATGATACCTTTGTCAGCTACAATGTTTTTAGAGTCTTCTACCTTAATTGGATAAGTAAAACCTGCTCTTGACATATCTTCTGCAGATGTAATTGCATCTTCTTTATTATTAACTCTTCTCCATATTTTATCCCAATCCATCATCTTCATTGGATAAGGACATGCAATAACGTCTTTGTCAGCTTTTAACATTTTTTCAATAGTAGAAAATTCAAAATCAATATCTGAATCTATAAATAATAAATGTGTATATTTGTCTTTATGATTTAACATTTCAGCTACACTTAAATTTCTACCTTGAGTAACTAGAGAAGATTTTAACAAAGTAAAACTAACTAACATATTTCTCTGTAAACATTCCATTTGAAACTTTAGAACAGCTTGGCAGTAATGCATAGTTACATCGCTATGACAAGGGGTACAAACCATTATTTTATATGGAGATCTACCATCTTTACCACCTACATTTATTTCAATCACATTAGTATCACCTTCAACTTTATTAGTTTTAATAGTTTGATAGGTATCATTACTAGCCTCTGTTTTTTTATCTTCCTCAAACCAAATAGGTGTATTACTTATTCTTGACACTAATTGCTCCTGTTAAAAATCTTGTCCATGATGTGCCTATTTTATTCCAATTATAATAAGCATTAACATAACTAGACTGAGTTTCTAAATGTTTATGTATAGTTTCTTCATGTAATATATTTGCTGAAGCTTCTATTGCAGAAGCAAATTTCATTGAAAGCCTTCTTAAATCATTATCAAAAGGTATGTACATAGGAAACTCAGCGCCTGTTTCAAACAAAGCACCAAGATTAGTTGTAACACAATACAATCCTCCAGCCATACATTCTAATAAAGATATACAAGATGTTTCTTCAAAGATACTTGGGTACGCATACATATTATATTTATGCATGTTGTCTTTAATATAACTATTAGGTCTATAACCTAAATAATTTACATTAGGTAATTTTTTTGCTTGTTCATAAAGCTCTGTATATTCATGATCATTTTGTTCAAAGAATTGTTTTCCATATACTTCAGTTGATGAATATACATCTAAAGTAATTAATGGATTTTTAACTAATTGCATTGCACCTAGTAAAACAGATAGCCCTCTCCAAGGTGTGTTTTGATGAATTATTTTAATAGGGTCACCTTGTTTATAAGGTTTTGCTTTTTGTATTTTATCTATACCATTTTTAATTACCAAACATTTTTCTGCAGGTAAACCAAACATCATTCTAAATTTTTCAAAGGTCCAATGAGAGTTAAATACATACCAGTCATATTTACTATGATTAGACTTATCTTGAAACCAAGGAGCTAAGTTAGGTTGGTCGTATGAATTTTTTTGCCAAAGTATATTTACTTTAGTTGGATGCAAAGGAATTTTTTCTGGTACAGAAGTTGTAATCTGCACTTGATCTAATAATTTTTTATCAACATATTCTTCTAAATAGTTGAATTGTAATTCTGTTCCACCTTTAGGGTTTTGGTTTCTTATTATCATTATTTATTCTTTCCTTTAATTATTTTTCAATAACATAACTAACTGATGTTCTCCAATATGGTATTTTTTTTATTTCTTTTGATTGATGTAATTTAATAGATTCAAATAATATAAAGTCACCGGGGTTATATTTAATTACTTCTCCCTCTATATTCAATTCACCTCCCCAATTTTCGGCCCATTGTGGTGTAAAAAATCCTACAATGCTATAAGTATTTTCTAAATTATCATGGTGAAACTCTGTGTAATGATTATCATTTTGAGCATTTAAACCAATTCTTTGTATTTTTCTATTTAGATTAAAATTATGTTGTTCTAATAACTTTTGATTTATTCTATCAAATAAACAATTAAAATATCCTATCCAATATTGATTGTTAAAAACGACTTCATTGTTTTCAACAAAACAAACTCCAGGGAAAGCACCTCCTATTGAATTACCATCAGATTTTCTATTTAAATTCCAAATGTTAGCAGAGCTTAATCCTCCATACAGAGAAAAACAATCTTGTATAGTTAAAACATTATTTATTATTTTTATCATTATTCATTACTTTCTGAAATACATCTAAACCTTTAGGTGATACATGCACTGTAACATCAGTTACAATATCTAGTCCTTCTATTTTTTCTTTAGAAGTTTCACCTGTCTTTGTATTTCTATAAATTGTTATAGTCGTACAATCGATCTTATGTATATTATCCGTTTTCATTCTCTCTGTTTATAAGCGCATAACTAACTATTACTTCAAGTTTATTAGCTGTTTCCGCTTGTGCTTTTATAGCATCTCCTGCTTCTAAATTCAACCCCTGTTCTGTAGCGTTGACTGTACTTGTAGCAGGTACGTCCTTTCTAAAAAATTCTACATCTGTACTAGCAGATGAATCTCTTAAATCACAATTAACCAATACAGCTCCTGTGCTGTTATTAGATACATACACAGATTTTATAATAGCCACAGCTGATGTTGATATAGTCAGAACAGTGGTCATAGCTGTTCCGTCTAATATTTTAGATGCGTTTTTATATTGTATGCTCATGATAAAAAGTAATTAAAAGTATCTAGTTCGTTTTTTAAATCTTGTTGAAAAGAAAAATTAAGCTGTTGTTTCATTGTATTTAAAGATTCCATAATCTGTCTTTGATTATCTACATCGTATTCTTCTTTTGGTTCAGGTATGTAATTAGTTATCTTAGCCATTACTCTTCACCGTATTCCATGTCACCAGACATGGCTCCAGGTGATGAAGTATAATTTCTACTAGGTGTAGCTGCTTTACCTGTGTCTCCTATGCCATAACCTGTATTTCTTGATCGACGTATATTATCAATCATAGCTCCACTATCTACGTCTCCTAAACCAGCTTTATTCATAAGGTTAGCTAAATTTCTTTCATCAATTTTTTTACCAGCTGCTTTTCTTTGCATTAACTTAGATATTCTGTTAGCTCTATAATTAGTATCTCTTCTTTCAGCTCTTGCAGGTTCAGAATAATATCCACCTAAAGCATTCATTTGATTTAATTGTTGTGGAGAATATCCACGTATTCCAGAAGTTGAAGGTCTGTAAAAATCTGATTCTTTAGGATTAAAGAAAGTTCCAATACCTTTTCCAATCATTTGCATAGGAGAAAATTGTTGTAAAAAATCAAATATCTTTGCTAAACCTTTTTTCTCACCTGTTAATGAATCTACTTGCTCATCATTAGTTGTTTCGTCTATTACACTCATATCACTTACACCTTGAAATCTATTCATGTCCAAACCTCTTAACGTAGTTAAGTCAGGTTGATAATAATTTTGTGGAGCGTTAACAAACTCTCTTGGTTGGTAAAAATCTTGAGTAGGACTAATATCATTTGATGGATAATAACTTTGAGGAGCGTTAATGAATCCATAGCTAGTTGGAGGGAATAGGCTTGGTTCATAAAAATCTTGAGTAGGACTCAGATTATTTGGTTGGTAAAAATCTTGAGTAGGACTAATATCTGTTCTTGGTTGGTAAAACATTTGAGTAGAATTAGGATACTGTGGATTTTGATATTGAAAAGCTAATGGATTTAAAGTAGCAATACCACTAGGTCCTTCAAAAGGTTGTAATAATTGTGTTAATCTTAATTCATCTAATGTAGCCATTATCTTCGTCCGTCTGGTTGTGCATCTAATCTAAGTGTGCCATATCTCCATGACTCACCTACTGCTGTGTTGGCTATTTGTACAGAAACTAATCTGCCTCTAGCTCTTGTATCTACCTTATCAGTGGTAGAAGTTATTGTAAAGGGTCCAAGAGGTGAGCTAACTGCTACATCATCTGGATAACTACTTACAAATAAAGTTACTTGAGCATTACCTGTTTGATATTTAAAATCAGGTATAAATCGTTTAACTGACATAAAGTATTCTCCGTCACCTCTATAATCAGCAACCCCTGTTGCCTGACCCAAGGCGCTCTTACGTGAAGTAATATCCCAATCTCCAGATCTAATGAAAGCGTCTATAGAAGTTGTACCTGAGCTGTTTACTTGATCAGTTCCTACTTCATGAGCATAATAAATACTGGCTCCATATAAATTTGTAATGCCTAATATATCTGGAAATACAGGTGTAGCTGTATTAGTATATTCTGTTGCATAAGGAGCATTAAATACTCCTTGGTCTTGATAGGTAGTTCTAGCTAATGATGAAGTGGTCCACACATTTTCTGAATAATTATACGTAACACATCTATCAACTTGATCAGATCCTGACTTTGGATAAAACCAGTTTATTTCTGTGTATAAAGAATTAGGTGAAGAATAAATAACATCTCTGGAATTTAAATTAATACCTAGGTTATCTCCATCTGTATTAAATACAAAATCTTCTACAAGTGATGGCAATGATTTAACTGTACCATCATAAACAAAAAAACCACCTTCCGCTGACATCCACCATACAGCACCATTTGCATAAGACATAGCATGTTGACCAATACATCCACAATTAGTACCAACTTGTCTAACAGAGAAAGTAAAAGGCGGGCCAACAAATTGAATTACATAAGCTGCAAGATCAGTTGCTACAAAAATATAATCTTTACCTTGTATAGCTGCTCTAATCTCATTACCGGTATCTAATCTAAAAGTACCGGCTGTGTTAGTTGCTGTTGGTGCGTACGTGTTTAAATCTTCTTGGTTTGAAAATCTTACAAACATAGGGTCTTGTGTTGTAGTATCCCCTATAGTTGTTTCTGTTCCAAGATGGAACACATGTCTATCTCTGTCCGATACAATAGAAATTCTAGTAGCCGTTGGATTGTTTGTTGTGTTAAAATTGGTTGTTGTTTGAGAAGCCCTATTACCTCTGGGTGTTGAAGCTCCAGCATCCCAAGTAAAAGTTTTGCCATTAAATACAGTTGCAACTAAGACTTCACCAAAGTTATCAAGACTCCAGTTTCCAGCATCAAGAATTACATTGCTTACTGTTCTTTCAGTTCCCCAGGTACTATCATTCCATAAGTAAGTTCCCCAACCATAACCTGCGGTTTGAAAAGTAGGACCTACTTCAACATAAGGATTAACAGTTGCAGCGCCAGCTGCAGTCATACCTGAGCCTCCTTCATTTCTAGAAGCTAATATAGTGAGCTTGTCTACATCTGGAGTTGTTTGTATTTCATAAACTTTTTGTAATTCTGTAGGTGTAAAATCTGATGCACCTGTTACTGTTACACCAGACAATGTTATATACCTTCCTTTAGCTAAACCGTGAGATCCTTTATTTATAGTTACAAGATTTGAACCATTAACAGTTGTTATAGTACATCCTGTAATGGCTGTATCTAACGGTGTAATATCAAAAAAATCATTGCCATAATATAAAAACAAACCTTGTGATGTTCCTACGGCTGTATATCTCTCCCCAGCAAAAGAAGTAAAAGCATGTTGCTTTCTAGCTGCTCCTGGTAAAGTTAGCGATCCAGCAGTTAATTGATTCCAACCGCCTATCTTTTCAGGTAGTCCATACCTAAATCTAACAAAATCACCATCTGTCCATTGCCCTTCGGCACCGGATTCTGTATCTTGTTTGTTAAAACCAGGCTTGAAATTTAATTTTTGTAGCATATAGTAGGTTATATATTAGTTTTTAAAGAAATAAAAGTAGGAATATAATGAAAGAAAAAACAGTACAAATAAATAATTTTATAGGTATTTATGATAATTATATCACTAAAGAAGAATGTAATAATGCCATTAAATTATATGAATCTCAAAATAATTTTAAAAATACTTTTAGTAGAATATTTGCAGAAAAAGAATCTATTTTAAGAAAACAAGATGAACAATTTTTTGCAAACCCAGATACCATAGATATATGGTGGGAAGACTTAAAATCTTTAATGTTTAATTTTGATTTAGCCTGGAATCATTATGTTGAACACACAGGTGCTATGTCTGCTTACGGAGGAATCAAATTTCATTTTACTTCTATGAAAATTCAAAAAACCTTACCTACAGAAGGATATCATATTTGGCATTTAGAACATGGAAAAGGATTTCATAATGAACCCCGTGCTTTTGTATTTTCTGTTTATTTAAATGATGTAGAAGATGGTGGTGAAACAGAATTTTTAAATCATTCAACAAGAGTAAAACCTAAAACTGGAAGAATAGTTATTTGGCCCGCTGCTTTTCCTTACGTACACAGAGGTAATCCACCTTTATCTGGTGAAAAATATATTTTAACTTCTTGGATGTTGTTAAGATGAAACCAGTGTTATTGGATAATATTTTTTCAGAAAAAGAACTTTTTTTTATATATAAAGAAATTGTAGGTGCTCCAAATTGGTCAGTAGCAGGAAAGGCAAGTGAAATAGAATATCCTTCCAATAAACAATTTTCAAATGCACCTTTATTTAGAGTAAAAACTGAAAATGATATATCTAACTATCCGGTTCATTTATATATACAAAGTTTAGTTTTTAGAATGGCAGAAATGCTTGACAAAAAAAATATTGGTATGCAGACTAATATCATAAGAAGTTGGTTTAACTTAACCTATGAAGGTTCTCCAAATCACTGGTTGCATCAAGATTCCATAAGTCCAACAGCACAAACAGTTTTAATATTTATGACTCCTATATGGCAAGATGCTTGGAGAGGATCTTTACATGTTGATGGAGAAGAGTTTAAATTTAAACCTGGAAGCGCGGTAATATTTAATGCAAACGAATTTCACACCGGAGAAACTCCAGAAAGCCAAAGCCAAAACTGGCATAGACTTACCTTAAATATTTTATTAGATAGTAATTTATGAAGAATAAGAAGTGGGTCTTGAACCTTTTTCAGATTCATCTCTAGTATCTGCATCCCAATCAGCTTGTAATTGTAATAAATGAGCTGCATCCCATCTAGTAATAAATTGTTGTATTTCAATACCTTGGCTAGCTAAAGAACAATGAGGTGTTGTATCTCTATGTTCTACTTCATCCGAAGTATTAGAAGTACCTGCTTGAATAGCCCAGATATTTTGAAAATCAGTAGTTGTCCAAAAAGCATTGTCATCAATTATATAACCAGTACCCGCTTCAGCGCCTGTGTTTTTAATTACACATCTGTCTTCGAATATCACTGTCCAATTTGCGTTTGTTGCCATAATTTCTCCTATGTCTTAATAATATAAATAATTGTTAAATAAGGTTGTAACACTGATGGATTAGAAGCACTACCTGAAAAGTTTGCACTCATATTGTGTTGGTGACCATTACCTGAACCTGTATTACCTGATGCTAGAGTAGAACCACCATTTGCTTTAACTCCGAATTGAACACCAGCTTGTTGAAAGTTATTTTGGTTTCCAGGGTTATTTCCGCCTAGATTGTGTTGGTGAGAAGCAAGTTGTGATTCTGATAAACTAGCATTCGCTGTTGAACCAGAAATATTTCCAGTAGGTGTCACTGCTACAGTGTTTGCTCCACCAGTTGATGCTAAAGCTTTATTATTAGATTTTCCGACTGCTACGTTGTCTTGTAAATTAGGTACATTAAAAGTAGATGAGCCATCACCACCTCCATAAGTAGAAGCTACAATTGCAAATAAAGCTGAATAAGTTGATCTTGAAACTGCTTGACCATTACACTCTAAAAAACCTGTTGGCACTGATGCAGAAGACCACGGCACAATAGTCGCTGTAGGAATTCCTTCGATACCCGTAAGGTTTGCTCCAGTAAAATCGTATTTTGTTGCTTCGTAATTTGACATATTATTTCTCCGTGTAAGTCCATCCTGTTGTAGCATCTCCAGAAAAAACTAATGAAAAAGCTGCACCTTGAGTATTAACTACAAGATCAGATGCTGCATTAGTTATATTAGAAGAATTCCTACCAACAGTCAATGCGTTAGTATTGAAATCATAACCTTGATCTGCAAAATGTACTTCATCACCAGTAGCCGGTGATGCTGGAAGCGTTATTGTAACTGCTCCGCCATTTGTATTTATTAAAAGTTTAGCTCCAGCTTGAACTGTTTCTGCTGCTGATACCACTCTCCAATTTCTTTGTTCGTGAAGTTTTACAACATTAGTTCCATCAGAATATAATGTATAATTATTTCCTTCACATAAAAGTACACCTGTTCCAGATGCAGTTTTGAAAGTTAAAGTATTTCCAGCATGATCACATGCGTCTTGAACTTGATAAGTTTTTTCTATTGAATTTGGAATACTAACAGTAAGGTTAGAGGCTAAGGTTCCTGTTAATTTAATAACATCATTTTTACCATTAGATACTGCACCATTAGTGAAAGTTAAAGATCTAGCAGCATTAGTTATATTAAAAGTAGTAAAACCACCAATTGCTTGTTCTAGAATTAAAAGGTTAGTATTTGTAATCTGTCCCCAAGTTCCTGAGTTCTCCCCAGTTGCTTGTACTGTAAGTTTTAAATTTGCTGATGTTGAATTCGCCATATTAAATTCCTTATATCGTTTATTTTATAAAAATAAAAAGTTAGTGTCAACTCTTTATGCAACGACTTCCCTCCATCCAGGAGGATCTATTGGAGCGGAACCGGTATTTATTTCGTTCCAGATAAGAGCATTAGCACTATTTACATTCATAGTCAATCCAAAACCATTAAAGGTAGCTGTAACGTTAGTAAATGCAGTTTCATTTCCTAATGCTGCTGTTAATGCTATCCCTGTAACATCTACCGGTGTTTTTACGTCAACGGTTAAAGTCCCCAAATTAGCACTCATCGCTATACCTGTTACACTAGGAGAAACATCCCCTTGCATTCCAAGGGTACCTAAAGCACCTATCATGAAATTACCAGTGATCATTGCATCAGGTGCAGGGTCGACAACACCTAAAGTTAATTGTGCTACGTTTAAAGTATTTGCAACAATAGTTGCATCACCACTAACTTCTTGTGGCGAACCTAAAGCTGCGCTCATAGCGATCCCAGTAACAGGTGCTGGTACATCAATACCGGGTCTTCCCCAAGAATTTATTCCCCATTGAAGTCTACCCCAACCTGTAGTGTTAAAGGCATCTACAGTTCCAAGACCCATAGACATTGCATTACCTGTCAGCATAGCATCAGGGCCAGCATCCGCTGTTCCTAAATTTGCCGTCATAGCAATTCCTGTTATAGGAGGTTCTACTGCAATTATTGTTGTTGGAGTTGTGGTAGCTGTAGTAAGAGGAAGTCCAGTAGGAATAGGTATAACATCTGTTTTAACAGATTCATTTCCTAAAGACGCAGTTAAGGCTTGTCCAGTTACAGGAACATTGACATCACCTAATAGGCCCCAAGTACCGAGACCCCAAGTTTGAATATTCCATCCTGCCATAGGAGTTTACCCCCTAATTAACCAGAGATTCTTAAAATCGCTGCTGTTGATGTTGGTGCTGGAAACTGAACTGTAAACGTACCTGAAGTAGCTGTTTTGTCTCCTCCGAAATCTAAAACACAAACTGCAGAGTTAGTAGTAGCAGATGATGTGTTGTAAATTAAAGCTCCTCTTGCTGTCAGTGTAACGTTTTGAAATGACAGATCAACAAAGTCCGCTCTTGCAACACCAGCTGTTAAAGAAGTTGGTGCATTAACAAGTGCACCGCCACCAGCTGTATAATTTGCTGACGTAACTTCGTTAGTTGGTGAAGAAGTTAATAAAGAAGTTGTTGCTGAAGTAAGAGTAGCTGAAGAAGTATAAAGAGCTAACTTATATTTATCACCACCAGATTGTTTAAAATTAGAGTCACCCTCTAGTAGTAATTTTTTAAAGTTGTTTGCAATTGCTTGTGTTATAGCCATAATTTATTCTCCTATTTACCTATACGAGGAACACCACTTTGATATTCGTCTCGTCTTCTTCTTCCCATTTGTTCAATAGAGAAGCCTTCTACTACTTGTTTATACTTTTGTTCGTATAATTGCAAGAGGTCTTGTGGACCTTTTAGAAAACCATAAGCCTCGACAAGGCTTGCATATAAAAGTCCATTGGGAAAATTTGTACTTATATATGTTGTTGTATTTGTACTCGATAATCCTGGATCTTTCAAGATATAATTTAACTGAATTATATAAGTTTGATCAGGTGTAGGAGCTACAACAATTGTATCTTTGTCCCACCAACTATAATATTTTGGCACTCCAGTAACAGCAGTAGGGTTAAATTCAGACATAAAACTTGTGTCTCTCCATTGTAAAAAATCTCTTTCTTGATTAGTATTTCCATCAGCTAACTCAGAATCTACAATCTGAGCAGATCTAATAACTAAAGCATCTGTTGGAGTATCTATAAATCTAGTAGAGGCTATTAAATTAGCTGATACATATCTTCTATTATTATCAGAATCTATATCTCTAAATATTCTAAATTCAGCATCATTAATAATATCATCAAGAATAGTATCGGATAAAACTGTTGATCCAACTTCTGTATAATTTCTAATTTTTGTTTTTAATTCGTCGTATGTCATAATTATAAATTTGTACTTGTGAAGTTATTATTAACAGGACCTGCGAGACAATTCAAGCCTCCTCCTGGTCCATATACATCTAAAAATAAAGTGCCTTCATCATTCTCTTTTAAATTATAGCTATTAGCAATAGTTATTGTTGAAGGTTGCCCTGCTTGACTTTGAGTTGTTTCATTTAAAGAATCAACTAATCTTGCTCCAAATATCTTGGCTCCGGCATCATGGGAACTAGCTGTAGTATTTACAGGACTAACTCCTCTAAATGGAGCGTTAGTTCCTCTAACTAAACCTGATAATACTTTTGTTCCAGCATTATAAGCAGTGTATTCAATCACTTCATTTTCAAAAAATCCTGTTGTAGAATTTATTTTTTCAATAACTACATAACCACCATTTGTATAGAAACCAAGATCATCAACTACAGTCATAGAAGTATCTGTAGAAGTTATGTTAGAAGCTAAGGTGGTTGATAATTCTAATTCTTGAATACTTTTTTGAAGAGCAGTTGTGCTTGATACTAAATTTGATTTTATACTCATTAACCTCACTACATCATTTACTAATATTCTACTGTTAGGTTGAGTTACAACATAAACAGAACCAATACTAATATTGTTTGTAGTAATAGGATTTTCTTCTAATAAATCTGGAGTAGGTAAAGGTGCAACTTGTGGTCTTGCTTTATCTAAACCTTGTGGGTCTGATACAAAAGGACTTGGATCTAATTGTGGTTGTTTACGTTCGAACTCTGAGTAATGCACAAACTGTCCATTCCATTCTGTAACCATTTCTCTCCACGGAAAAGCTAGTCCGCTTCGATCAGAGATTGCTAAAGCGTGTTTCCCTTTTGCAAACTTTGCCATTAGATCTCCGGATAATAAGTTTTAGGTGATATGTAAACACTAGAAGACGAACCATCTTCAGCTAAAGCTCTTTGTAATTCATCTTCATAAAGTAACTTCATTTCTTGAGTTCTTTGAGGAGCTTTTTTTTGTGATACATAATAAGCTAGCCCTGCACACATACAAGGTACAAATCTATTAACAACATCTGCTTCGTTAGTATATTTACCTGCATCTTGTAATCTTTGTATGTAATAAAAAAACATAAAATCTCCAACTTGAGAACTCCCTGGAGTTAAATATAAAGTTACTGTAACTCTATTTATAAATCTTTGTACCCAATATTGAGAGGGTTGACCTGTAGCAGTCTTATTTGAAAATGCTGAATACTGTGATCTGTTTACTTTAGAGAAAGGTGAATCTACATTTGCAGCAGTTCTATAGCTAGCTTCTAAAAGATCAGAAGCCATGTTTACAAAATTATTTACTGAATCATTTTGAGCATGAGAAGCAGCAGTTGTGTCATCTATTCCTCTATCAGTTACAGCTGATAAAATTAAATTATTACCTGAAATAGAGCTGTACTGCATTATTTCATTATTGATTTTTATCTTACCAGATTCAGGCATCTGGGCCACAGAAGCAACTGGAATAGTTGTAACTGTAGCATTTATTGCAGAAGTTAAAGTAGTGGTAATTCCGTCAGAAGCACCATCACTTGGTGATCTAAAAATTACATATTCATTTTGACCATTAACTAAACTAAAAGCATGTTCTCTTACTTGCCAAAAATGGATACCTCTATTGTCCCATTCTTGCAGCATTATATTTAATGATCTTCTAGCTGAACGCAGGTCATTACCTGAGTAATCAAAGAAACCTAATCTTTCAAAAGCTTCAGTTATAATATCATCGATCGAGAATGTTTTCTCGAATGTAGTTGTGCCTGAAAAAGCCAAGTTGCCTCCTACGAGTTACTTCCGCCGCTATGAAAAACAGTAATAGCTAAAATCTGTTCTGTAGTAAAACCTGAAACTACTGAAGTTTTAAATAAAATCGGTACAGGAAAATTTACTGTCATATCATGAATATGAGCACCTTTATTTATTTTTACTTTTGAAACTGTATCGTCTTTAAGCTCTAAGACTCCAGCTTGGTTAGGACCAGATACATGGACTCCATATACTCTAGTTCTTCCAGTTTGAATAGTTTTAGTTTCAGTAGTTACGTTAGTTGCAACTCCATCAATTGCTGATCCAAATGTTGACATAATTTATCTCCTTAAAATTTATATGTGGGGCCGAAGCCCCACACTAATTATTTATTACTGTGTATCAAAAGGTGTTGCAATTGCACCTGTTGCATTAGTCAAACCTTCAACATAGTAAAGATTAGCTGCAACTGCAGTAAACTTCAGATAAGTTCCTTTTAAACCACCTGTTGTTGCGACAGCAGCACCAGCTTCACCATTTAGGTTAACTTCATTGTTTGCTGTTGCTGGAACCCATTGTTTACCTGACACTGATGCATCAATACCAGCAGTAATCATACCAACAAATTTATCGGCAGTGCTAGCAGTTTTGATAGTACCAGTGAAATCATCGATAAAAAGAATTTCAAAAGTAGTTCCAATCGTGCTTGGATTATTGTAATCAGTTGATCCTGCTGCCGCAGAATCAGCTTGAGAAACAATTGCTGGAATTGTAATTGCAGTTGGTGTAGCTGCAGGATCAAAAGTTAAAAGTCTTCCTGCGTGATCAGCAACAGTTAAATCAGTTGCTAAAGTTAATGCAGGGACTGCTCCCGGTCCAATTGATTGAAAACCATTTTTTGACCTTACTGGTCCTGAAAAGGTTGTATTTGCCATAGTTATTCTCCTAGTTATTTGAATATCGTCTCTAGGCCGTCGACTATACTCGTCGATATCCAAGTTAATAATTGTATAGTGTAAAAACTATACACTAGTTTTTAGTAGAGTGCAAGAGAGCCTGTAGTGTGGAGTGAATTTTTCCAACGATGTAGCTTTTTGTTTAAGTAGCTACGGAAACTTGCGGAGCAGAGTCTTCAACTTTATTACGCATGTGTTCTCTTTGCGCCTCTGCCATCTTAATATGACTTAAAACATCTCGAACTTTTCGATCTATTTTAACCATATCGAGAGTATATCTACCCTCTTTAAGATGCTCTTGCTCCCACTGTAGATCTAGACCCCTCTTTTGTTGGTAAAGGTCCTGTAAGTGTTGCATCATTTTTTCCATCTATAACCTCCTCATAGGTTATTCTGTTTATCTTGTTATCATAAGATATTCCAAGATATTCCCAAACTATACTTTTTTCTCCCAACTTGTCAAGTATAGCTTGTTCTAGTGAGGCTGGGTTATCATTAGCCATAACGTTAAATGTAGCGTGATGATCGTACGCCCAGATATTTACTAGAAATTTTACCATTATTCTTTCTATCAGTTAATTGTGGCGAGACTATGTCCCGCCACAAAAAATTACGATTAACTTGCTCCTGAAGATCCGAAGATACCTCTATAGTCAGATACACCGAATCTGTATCTTTCTCTAGCTTTGTATCTTACGTTTCCAGTATCAAAATCACCTTCCATTGCTGTTCTAATAGGTGTTCTTTCAAAATACTTCATTCCGTTAGGAACATCAGTAATGAAGAAGTACGCATTAGGATCAGTTAAGAAATTGTTCACTCTGTAACCTTGAGGAACCATTCCCATAGAAACGATTGCATTGATATCGTTATCAGCAGTGCCAGTTCTACCTTGAGACTTCATAAGTCTTTCAGCTTGGAATTGAAGCTCAGAAGGAACGATCATTTTCATTCCTCTAGCAGCAATTTTAAGACCTCTTTCATCAGTCATTGCAGCGATGTCAATTAAAGACTGCTCCAATGAAGTTTCGTTAAGGTCAGCCTGTGTAGCCAAAGTGTTTGACACAGTTCCAGCGATCGTTGGGTGAGTAGTTGCAAACAAGTTGCTTCCATCTCCAGAAGTGAAACCACCTCCAAAACCATTGATCAGTGGATTTACTGATTTGATTTGTTTAGTATTCGCCATAGATCTAGCTAGCGCTTTTGTATATCTAGACGCAAGTCTATCATACAAGTTGTCCTCAATCGCTTCTTCAGTGATTGCGAACGCAAGCGCAACAGTTTCCATAGTGTATCTAGCTGTGTAAGTCTCTTGAGCATTGTCAAAAGTTACGCCAGAACCTTCAGGTTTAACTGCAGCATTAGCAAAACCAGATAACATAACTTCTTCTTCAAACGCTCTGTCTGAAGTTTCTGTTGTGTAGATCTCAGCATGCTGATTCTCATAACGTTTATATTCCAGTCCGAATAGTGCATTCAGGCCTGGTTCTAGTTCTTTAACTAGTTGTCCTCGTGATATAGCCATGTTTTTTCTCCTATTCTAACTATTATATCCCTGCCGTAGCAGAGTTGTAGATGTGTTCGTTAATCATCACAACCCAATTCAAATAACCAGCGCCAACTGTACTGTTGTCGATGTTAGTTGATGGACCTATGATTTTTAACTGACCACTTACTGTTGATAGCGTATTGTCATCTAACATTGAGTTAGAAACAAAGTTCGCTGCAACACCAGCTGAAACAACGATATCCGCATTCATGAATACATCAGTCTGCAAAGAAGCAGTTGATATATCAGTTTGGATTTCGAATCTTTCATATGGGTCGTCACTTACGAATGCTACTATATCAGATGCTGCAACTTGAGCATAGTGATTAGCAAACGTAGGTTTACTTGTATTTGGGTCTGTGTAGAAAACACCATTAAGTGATCCAAGTAATCTGTCTCCCGCTGCAGCTTGCTGGATAGTTCCAGTAGATACAGGTTTTACAGCATCTTGAAAAAAGATAGTAGTCGCATAGTTACTTGCGATACTATATTCACTTAAACCTTGGTTGTCTCTATTTTGACCGACTTTTCCGATCGCTCTTAGACCGAAAGGTTCGTTTTTATTAGCCATAGAGGCCTCCTTATAAATGTACCTGCCCTTGCGGGCCTCCAGTACGGGTTTAATTGAACTTTAATGGTTTAGAAAGTTTTTAAGATTTCTTTGAGCCACCAAAAGTTACACGAGTCTGTCTATCAATATCGATAGGCATACTTGGGTGCTCTTCCTTCATAAGATCATTATCCAGAGCTTTTTCTTTTTCATTATGCTGTGCTGCATAATAATCTTGTCTCTGTTTAATTATCTCTTCAGGTATCCTAGCGAGCAGTAGGCCGCCAACTCCGATCACTCCTGAGTATTTCCCGTCTTCAATAACTGGAAATTGAGTATCTGGGTATTCATCTGCACGAACTAATTCGTATCCTTCTCTTAAAGAGGCAGATACATTTTTCGTATCTTGAAATCCCATTGACTCAGCTCTAATCCATCTATGTTTAAAACCTGATGGAGCAGGTGGTGAATCTAAAGGTGATGGTGGAGTCCAAACTTTTTTATGAGCTGTTTTTTCTCTTGTTTGACTCGCACGTGAGGTCTTCTTGTCTATTGTATTTTCCATATGCTTATCCCTCCTTCGTGATATTTAATTGTTTCGCATACTCTTCGAGTGGCACACCTAATTTTTTGGCGATAGTAACCTGTGATGGTGTGAGCCTCACAGTTTTGCGACCAGATTTGGTACTTCGCTTCGCCGAAGCTACTGTTTGTACCGGAGCAGGTCGTGTATTTTCTCCCGAACTATTAGTATTACCAAATTTGTGCGGAAATTCAAGTCTTATTCTTTTATCTATTTCAGAATAATACTCATCACTCGATGGGTCAAAACCCTCTGATTCAGTTAACTTTTTGTGAAGATCAAAAGCTGTGTAAGTCATAGCTGTATCTTGACCAAACCATGAATTTTTTTCACTCCATGCTTCAGCTTTAGGATCAGGTGAACCTTGCGCTGCTTGTTGTCTTCTTAAATTAACCTCAGGTCTTGCTTGTGGTTGTTTTTCTAGATTCTCTCTAGCGAGTTTTGCTTCTTCAAGTCTAGCTTTTTTAACACCTAACTCAGAGATAGAAGCCATAGCATCTGCTTCAGCGTTTAGATCATTTGCTTCTCTAGCTGCTGCAAGTTTTGCTTTTGCTGCTTCAACACCTGAAGTAATACTTTCTTCAGACACAGAAAGAAAATTAGGTTCTATTTTTTCTAATTTAGCTTCTGTTTGTTTTTTCTCTTTGATAGTTCTTTCAGCGTAAGATAAAGCTTCATCTTTTTGTCTTTCAGCTTCTCTCCACTTTTTAGTTAACTTCGCTATTCTTTTTTGTACACTATCACTGTACTGTTCTAATTCTTCTGTATTTTCTTTCTTGTCATCTAGTTTGACTTCTCTTTCATTTTCGTAAGTCTTATCCTCTTCAACAGGTCTTACAGCCGGGTTTTCTTGTACTTCCGGTTGTTCAACTTCTGCTTGATCTTTTTCTTCAGGTAAATCGACGTCCATTGCTGGACCAGAGGTGTCGATATCAACTGTTTTTTTCACTTCGTCAGTGTCTGGCATAGTATCCTCCTATGTTGTTAATATTGATGAAGTATATCTTCAGGGTTATCGATTGTAGCTAATACTTCATCATCGTTTAGCAATCTAACTTCACCCCCGTCAATTTGTATACGGCTCCCTGCATATCTTGCAAAGACAACCCAATCACCTTTTTTACACCAAGGTCCTTCAGGGAATTTTTCTTTGTCATAACAATGTGGTCCCATTGCTAGAACCAAACCGCATTGAGATGCAACTTGTTGTTTCTCTAAAGTATCTTGTCCTAAAATTAATCCACCTTTAGTTTTTTCTTCCATCTTAAAAGGGAGAAGTAACATTCTCCAACCAGTGGGTTGAGGTAATCTATCTGATTCTTTTGATTTTAATCTATCGTAAGTTTTTTGTTCTTTGTCTTCGATCTCTTTATTTTCTTTTTTATATTTATCGGCCAAAGCGTATTTAATCTTTGGGTTCTCCGAATTTGATAACTGTTCCTTTTTCATCATTGTGCTCCTTCTTGTTTAGCAGGTTAGAGATATCCTGTGATATTTTAAAGTAGGCATGTGCCTGCCCCATCATATACTTATATTTTTCCATATTGTCAACACTGCCCGCAATCATAGCGTCACCAATTTGTTGATAAGATTCTTTCAGTTCTCTCTGTATTTTAGTTATTATTGCTAGTTCGTCCATTTGCTATTTTACCTTTGTTTATACCTTTCTTAATAATGTATTCTTGTGTTCCATTTGCACCTGTCTCAACTTCTTTACGAAGGTTTTTAAACAGATGTTTTTCTTTTTCTTTTTTTTCTTTTTCTATTGAAAAAGTTTGTAATAGTTTTGTATCTCTCATAACACCAATTATCTATATAATCTGTAATATTGTCAATAGTCTCACAAACTTTATATATAAAATTATCTAACATTTCCATCTTTTCCTAGCTTGTCTTAATCTTGAATTAGGATCTTTAGCAGCTTTAGGAAATTTTTTCATTTGCCCTGCACTACGTGCACAATATGACTTACGTCTATTAGCATCTTTAGAGCCAGGTTTTACTTTACCTGTCACAGCTGTTTTTAATTTTGATCCGGGATTTTTTCTTCTATAAGCAGCTACACCTTTAGCTGTCATACCTGCACCAGATTTTGTCGATCTAAAATTTTTTTTATTTCTAGCAGGCATGTTATCTTGTTTTCTCATACTATCTTTTTTTAATAACTTTTTTTAAAACCTTAGCTTGACTTGCGTGTAATTTAGAAGCTTTTTTTAAACCTTTAATTACTTTTTTTATTTTTTTTGTTTTATTTTTCATCATATTAAACCTCCCATGCTGACTTTTTTTCTTTTAGTAAATGTTGAAACGTTTGTTGGCTTACCACCAGGATTACCCGCCGCTCTTTTTCGTTTGACAGCACTCGCCTTTTGCGAGCTTGACATCCGTGTGGCTTTTGCAAGTGGGACGCATTTCGGATACTTCCTTTTCGAGCCTTTGCTTCTCCCGCAAGGTTGATACTTCCCGTTCTTCTTCGGAGCTCCAATGTCCACCCATTTGTCTTTTACCCATTGTCTTAATCCTTTCTCGGCCATTAGACATCAACCATCATCGTTAAATCTTCATCAACGATTAGACCTCCGTCAGCGGCTTTTTTTCTTTTACCTTTTTTACCACCTGGAGTAATTTTACCAGAGCACACACCGGATGCATACATATTAGCATACGCAGAAGGATAAACTTTAAATTTTCTTTTAGCTGCTGCTTTTCCTTTTGGACATAGTTTAGCCATTATATTTTCCCCATTTTAAATCCAGGATTAGAATAGTATTTTGCGTAAGATTTATTTCCTACTTTAACACCACCTAAATCCCCTGAAACATAGCTTCCATTATAATTCCTTTGAGCTTCTTTAACCATGGAACTTTCTCCAGAACCTTTAGAAAAATATTTTCTACCCCTAAGAGCTTCTGCTCTTGGATCAGGCTTCTTGACTTTTTTCTTTTTCTTACCAGCCATTTGCTGAAGAAGTTTCTGGATATTTTTTTTAGACATTATTTTTTCTTGTTAAGGTCTTTTACTATTCTTTTCTTTTCAGCTTTTAAATTTCTTTTACCTTTTTTGGTAAAAGCTTTTTCAGCATCAACTCTTCCAAGCTCTTCAAGTTTGTTCATACGTTTAGTATTTTTTTTGACTTTGCCACCTTTTTTATACATAGCTCCGCCTTGCATACCCATGTCATCTTTGTAAAAACCAGACGCCATGTCTTTTCTAGCAGTAGACATCCCACCACCCATTTTACTTACTCTTCCACCTACTTTGTATCCTTTAGGTGTTACTTGTTTATTAAATCTATTATTTGCCATTATTTTTTCCTCCGTTTTGTTTAAATATTTGTGTACCCTTTATACCATAGATGCTCGCCACGACAAGGATCCATAAATTTGTGAACCATTTTGGAAGCTCCGAGAACATGTCAAAAAACAATTTTACCTTGTCCATTGCTGTAGGATCTTCCGATACGACTGCCCAGGCCAGAATTGCGATGGGCAAACTTAAAATTATCAAAACTGCCTCGTCTTTCCAGTCTGACTGACGGGCCTCTAATAATTTTCCCTGGTAAGCTTCTTTTCCTTCGGCCATACGAGATGCGTGCATAAGCTGTGCATCTGACATTGCCATTTTAGTCTTCTGTTTGTTAGCATAAATTTTACTACCAGCAGAGACGGCTAATTTAATTGCCGAAAACCACATGTTAGTACCAAGTTGCTGTCTTCTTTTTGTCTTTTAGCATTCTTTTAGTTCCTCTAACCTCAGTTTTGTCTCCAGTTGGTATGTAGTTTCTTGGCATACCATTTGCAGTCGTAACAGATCTCGGATCCAACTCAATATTTTGAGAAGGAATGCCTATTTCAGACGCTTTAAAAGATTCTTCTTTTTTAGCCATAGTTTCTCCTTATTTTTTCTTCAATTTTTTTAATGTTATAGCAAATCTTGCTCTTTGTCCAAGCTTTCCTGGTTTCTTAGCTGCTGCTTTTAGTTTTGAAGCAGGAATTGTCTTACCTTTTTTTATTCCAAGAGATTTTCTTAGTGAACCAGGTTTTTTTATTGCTTTTTTAATGTCTAGTTTAGCCATTTTATCTATTTTCTCCTTTGTACTTTTGAATTTCTACACTTGGTATCATTTTATCAACATTTGGTATTGATTTACTAAGAATAGTTTTTTCAATTGATGTTTCAGCTCTCATTTCTGCTAAATCTGCGTTTTGATTAAGCTTATCTTCATGCTCACGTTGATTCATCATTGCTTTCATACGATCAAGATTGATTCTTTGCTCACCTTCTTTTCTTTTTCTTTCATTATCTTGCGCTCTCAGGTCTAATTCTCTTGCTCTTAACTTAGCAATTGGATCATCACCAAAACCAGAAGTAACTTCTCTCTCTTCTTTTAAGAATTCTTCCATCATTTCAGCAATCAAGACAGCTTTTCTTGCTTCAATCTTTTGACTGATCTGTTGTGCAGCTTGTGCAATCTGTGGATTGTTTTGAGCCATCTGATTCATCTGAGCTAACTGTTGTAATTCTTTTGGAAACTCTATTTCAATTTGTTCTTGAGACATTAAACTAATATGTTCAAAAATATTTTTCTCCATTGCCGCCATAACCACAGGATTATTTCTAGCAATGTTAGTTGCCATAAAATTTAAATGTGAAGTTATATGTGCTCTGTGATCCTGACCTGGAAAGGCTTGAAAATTTTTACCACTTAATGCCATGATGTTTTCTAAACTTGGATCAATCGGTTGTGGTTGTTCAGGCTTAACTAATAATGTGTCAATATCTTTTACACCTAATGCTTCATACATATTTCTATACGCTTGATACATGTTGTGCATCTGCGGATTAGAAGTTGCCAGCTGCAACTCTGTTTGTGCGAGGGAAATACGCTGAGTTTGAGAAAAGATGTTGGGATCAGCAACTGGCAATATATCTACCCTATCATCAAAGTCTGTTTGTTTAACTGTTCTTTGACCCCCAACTACGTCATACGGATATTCCGGTGGTAGATATAACTTGAATACTCTTCCTAACAATTTGAATTCTTGTTTTAATGAAGAGTAAATTCTTTTGTGAATAGCTGACATTGTTCTACTGCCACGTTCTAATAAAGCAACTGTAGTTCCAACTGCAGCTTGTTGATTGCCATCACCAACTTGTAGATCAGCAATCGATGCAAATCTTTGACCAGCTTGTACCACAATACCCATAAGGTTTAGCAATGTAGCTGATGGTTCTTTGAATGGTAACATCATAAATGAATCTTTTAGATTTCCACCTGGTGCATCTACATCTCTAAATTCACCTGGTTGAATTGACTGTGCATCATCTCTAATTCTAATACCACGCATTTTAAATCCAGCAGGTAGGTTAGATAAAGTTCCTGCATCTAATAACTGACGGAGTGCAGCAGTTGCAGTTCTGCTCAATCCGCCAATCATATGGATTAGACCAAAGCCATAAAACCCTAGTCCTGGAAGAAACTTAAAATGAGTGAAGTAAGGAATTTTGTTTTTTTCTGGATCACCAATTTCATAGTTACGTCTGATAGATAAAACATTTCTTGTAGACTCATCTACTGTTACTATGTATGGAATTTTAATTCCTGATGGTTCACCTGTTTCGTCAGAGTCTTCAAAACCTTCTATGTCTAAATTAACATGACATTCTAAAAGAGTGTAGACATCATCATCTTGTGTTTTTCTTTGACCTTCTAGTTCTCTTTCTTTTTTCTCAACATCGTCTTCGACTTGTCTTGGAGAACCTAAATCAATGTCTAAATAAAAACCTGCTACTTGTTGTTTTCTTAATTCGTTCTTAGAAATTTTTACCCGATGGATGATTGCCTCTGCATCGTCTAATGAGGTAGCCGTGTAGGGTACAATCAAATCATCTGCCGGTACGAACTTTGACACAGCTTTTTTAGATAACTCATCATAATAAGTTTTCTTAAAAGCTGATCCTGCTAAAGGTAAATAAAATAACAGTTGATCAAAGTCGGGCTCATAGTCTTTCATTTTTTCCATGAGCTCGTAGTTCATAAAATCTTTAACACGTTGTGCTTGTTTAGTTTTCTCTTCACTTGGTGCACCGATAACAGCTGTTCTAACTGGACCATCTGCTGGAAGTAATTCTTTGTAAGCTAACGCTTGGAACTGAGTAACAGCTTCTGCTAGAACTGGATGCGTTGCACCTGAAGCTCCTTGAAAAGGTTCTGTTCTCATATCATATTTAAAACCTAGTAAATCTAAACCTTGAGTGTAAGAACGTTCCCATTCTTTTCTACCCATTTGGTAATCTTGATATTTTTGAGAAAGGTCTGCACCCATCTCATCTAAAACGTCGTCTGGTAAAAACTCTGCTAAGTTTGCGTAGTGTTCATCGCCACCTTCTGGTTGCGCAGCTCGAGGATCAAAATCTATTTCTACTGATCCATCTTCTAATTCTGTTTGTTCTATGGGCCCTGGTGCCTGTTCCTGTGTTACTTGTTCTTCAATAATTGCTTCTTGAATTTGTTCTTCACCCGGTATAATTGCCGAGCCTCTTGGACCTTGCGTCAGGGACTTGTCTACTTTGTCTGCCATTTTTTATTTTCTCCAGTTTCACTGTCTTAACAGTATTATAGTTAATATTCAACCCTTGAGGCGTGGGTCCTGATTCAGGCGGCAGGAGCCAGGTTTTAGGGTACGTATGTTTCGGTTTCATCTTTTACACCTTTGTTTGCTTCTATCATCTCTCTAAATCTTGTAGGAATACTTTGCAACATTGATTCAATACCTTGCTTTCTTTCCATTGCATTTTTTAAAAATTGTTCTTCTTCACTTAATGCAGCTTGCTCTAAACCTATATTGACTGCTTTACCAACATTAGGATTATTCATAAACATAGATCCTGCACTTGCAGCGGCTTGAGAAAAAGGTGCTCCAGACATATACATCATTGGAAAGTCTATTGCAGCAGCTATTGCATTATCTGCTTTACCAGGAAAAGCAGTGGTAAGAGCATCAATACCTGGTCTAATACTTCTATAAGCGTTACCTGCATTTTTTATTTTTTGATTAAAAGAATCAAACATATTTCTTATTTTAGATTTTTCTGGCTGCTCTATTTTATCTGCAGTGGTGACGCCCGGAATTTTTGACAACTCTTCTATTTTTGGATTCTTAACTTTTAAAAATTTATCTAATTTTTTTCTTCCTTCAACCTCATCAATTAAACCTGCATCAACTGCTTCTTTTAAAGTTTGTTCAGCTAGGTTAGCTTTAATAGTTAAATCATCTATACTGTCTGTTTTAATATCACCTAGGTTTTGGTCTACTAAACCTATTCCTAATTGCCTAAAAACATTATCTCCTCTTCTTACAGTTAAATCATTTGCATCTATTGTAATAGGATTAACTCTATCTTTTAATAAAGGATATTTTTCAACTGTCTTATTTACAAATTTTTGTATATCTTCATTTAAAGAAACAATTTTGTTTTGTAGATCTGCAGGAACCGTTTTACCGGCATCAATAAATTTTTTAGCTTCAATATATAATTTTTTTTGTGCTGGGTAAAAATTTTTATTTAAATTATTTTCCAAAGTTTGAACTCCACCTTCATATTTTGAAATACCTTTTCTATTAGCTTCAAAATATTGAGGACTTAAATCTTCGGGTCTCATTTTTTGTTTTAACAAAGATAATTGTTTTATACTCGATTGATGACCCATTTCAATTGGAAGAATTTCTTTAGATTTTCCACTTATTGAACCTGATGTTTTATATGTTTCTAAACCTAAACCTTCTTGGACTTGTTTTTTAAACGTATATAATTTTTTTTCATATTCTTTAGAACCTAAAATATTTAATTTTTTCTTTCTTCTTTCTGAAGCTGCAGCTTGAAGAACACTTACTGGATCATTTTTTAATCTAACTCTTGGTTTTTTTTCAAACGTTAAATTTTCAAACGCAGGTTCTTTTTTGACAAGATCTACTGTTTTTCTGAAATAGTCGTCTGTATCAAATAAACTCGTATCTACAAGTTTTCTTAAATCTTCATTAGAAAAAGACTTACCACCAGCTTTAATAATATCATTTAATGCATTTCTAATCTCAGCTTTTTTACCTGTGTCTGATACTTTTCCTTTTCGTTCTGCAGCAAGCTCTAGACGTTTTTCTGTCATAACTGTTCCTGTTTTTTTTGGAAGATTTTTTACAGAGTCTCTAAATTTATTAGCAGCTTTTAAAGCTGCTTCTTCATTAGGATATTTTGGTTTAGGTCCTGGTCTATTTCCATCTCCATAACTAAAACTGTCATAATATGTTTCATTGCCTCTATTAAGAGTAACTTCCAAAAGATCTTGATTTTTCTTTTTTCTAATATTAGGTCCGTACAATTTGGAAAACCCTTCACGAGTTCCTAAATCTTTTCCTGTAATAGCTCCTCCTCCAATAGCAAGTTCAGTTCTTTCTTCTACCTCTGGCAAACCAATACGACCTTCTGTAGTTTCACTTTGTTCTTTTATATAATCGTCGTAATACTTTTTTCTGCTTTTAATAAACTCAAGACCTTCTTGCATTGTGACAACACCTTCAGTAACAGCTTTGTCTAATTCTTTCTGCATTAAGTCTACAAGAAAAGCATTAGAAGATTTTCCAGTTCCATATACACCTTGTAATAAAGTGTCTGCTTTGTTTTTAAACTGAACTGCGCTGTAAGGTTTTTTTGGTGGAGGTGTGCCGTCGGCAAATTTCTCACGTCGTACCAGATACGACATCATCTCGTTGTACTCGTGAATTTTCAATTTACAGTCCTAGTATTGCTGCTAGACCGCCTGATTGTTTATTATCTCTATCAATAACACCTTTACCAATTAAGATATCTTTTTGTGTAATTTCTCCATCACCTGATAGATCAGGGAAAGATCCTCCAGCTAAAGTAATTCTAGTTTTATCATCTTCAACTAATTCTTTAACAACATCCATTCCAGGATTTTTAGCTGTACCCATACTCATTTCATAAAATTCTTTTAGCTCATCTAATGAGTTTGGTTTACGACCTCTTTGTTTAATAAATTCCATTACAACTTCTTCAATTCTAATTTTAGGATCGATCGATGCTTGATCACTCATAGCTTCTCTTCTGAAACTATCAAAGTCCATAGGCTCTAAACCTTGTTCTAACATATCAAATCTGTATTTATTATATTCGTCTTCTAATAAAGGATCTCTATCTGCCATTTGCATGATGCCTGAATCTTGAGCCCTGACTTGTTCACCCATAGGCACGCCTTGGTCTTTCATTAATTCAATTGTATCTAAGTCTTCTTCTTGAAACTCTTCAACTTCATCACCTTGTGCATAAAAATTTCTCATAATTCCTCCATTAGCCTCTTTGGTTCTTTTAGACTCTGTTGGTCTAAAGATATCCATTTCAATAATATTTATATTATTTCTTTTTATGTAATCAGTCAAGGACTCTCCTGGTTCTACTCCTAATCCCATTTCATAAGCATCAATTACATCTTCATAATATTCCATTAGTAATACGTCCTCTGTTGTGGAGGCATTTTTTCCTCCTCGTAATCTTCAGGGTGATTTATTAAACCTCCCTGTCTAAATCTCATTACAGCTTGAGTCATTGAGTCCACTAGATCATCATGGTCTCCATAAGGAAAAGCTGCACATTCCTCGATGACTTCTTGTGCGAAGTCCATATCTTTGGGCGCCCATATCAGTCCCGACTCAAAGAGCGGAGATACTGCGTTTACCCTCGTGTGTTTATCGTTACCACGAGATGGTGAAAAATTTATAACAGGAATACCCATCTTACGCAACTCATAAGTTAAGGGAAGCCCTGATGCCTTACTCTCGATTATAACTGTTTCAGGATTCCAGTAGCCGTATTGCTCCATTGCAATACGCCGGAGTTCAGGGAATTCATATCTACCTTTTAATGCATCAACCAATATTAAACTTGGTGGTGAGTCTTCATTTTCTTGAAACACGCCCCAGGTTGTAATAGCTGAGTAGTCGGCAGTTTCTTTTTTCATAAAAGCTGTATCGTAAGATTGTATAATATGTTGAAGCGGTGGCATCTCATCCTCTTCCCAATTCTTCCACCATTCACGTTTTATTAATGCACCTTCTTCTGAAGTAGGATTTTGCATATACTGTGCATTCCATTTAGTCAGGGGAATACTAGCTTTAACAGATTCTAAATCATCTAACTTCCAATACTCTGGCCAAACAGGTTTACCTGATGGCAGGATAGCAGGAAATTCTACAACTTCCCATTGATCAGCTTTAACTCCTTTTTGAGCATTTAATAATCTACCTGTTAAATCTTTTTGATTCCATCTTGTCATGATAACAACAATTGATCCACCAGGTTGAAGACGTTGACGTGGACCAGAAGTATACCACTCATAAGTTCTATCAAGAGCTTGATTGTTCATGGCATCTTGTTCAGTATGTGGGTCATCAATAATTAGTAGATCAGCTCCCCGTCCTGTAATAGCAGAACCAACACCGGCAGCATAATATTCACCACCTTGTTCTGTTTCCCATTTACCAGCAGCTTGAGAATCTGGATTAAGTCTAGTTTTAAAAACTTGTTTATATTCTGGTGAGTCCATCAAAGATTTAGCCTTACGACCAAACCTTACAGATAATTCAGTTGTGTTAGTTGATTGAATAATTTTTAGTTTAGGATTTCTACCAACCATCCATGCAGGTAAAAGATAAGAACCAAATTCAGACTTAGTATGTCTGGGTGGCATATTGATAATTAATCTTTTAATTTTACCTTGAGCAAGTCTATCAAACTTATCAGCAATTTTTTTATGATGGGAGCCTTCAATAAAATCAGGCCAAACATGTTTTACAAAATCCATAAAGTTATTTTGTATACCAGCGGTCTTTTTCTTTTCACCATACTGATTAGCCAATAAGGAAAATTGTCTCCTCACATCTGCAGGTAACTTATCAAAGTTCTTTAGTTTATCTTTATCTATCTTCATTTGAAAAATTTTTTCTAGAAAATTTTTACACTATTTTTTCAAAAAGTAAAAAAGTATTATAAGGCTTTAAATGTATGAAAGCTGGCATAAATACAAACTATTGGGACCCCTTTTATAAAAATAAAAAAACCCTTTTGTAAAAAAATTTAAAAACCCGACTCGCGTTGGTACCTCTATCAATCATATGAAACCGGCTGCGTTCCGTGCACGTACTAACAGCCAGTCAAACTCCAGGTTGCTACCTTGCGGTCACTGCTTACGTACAGGGAAATGCCATCGGCAAGATTTGGACGCCCTTGAGCTTTCAGATAAAATTCTCTTGATGCCTGGCGCACAACCTATGCTTGTATGCAAAAATCACATAGGGTGCGCGCCAGACTACTAGTCTAACAGAACGTAGTATTTAATCGAGCAATACCATGTAAGCCTCTGCATTATGTTGTCTGAAGTAATCCAAGCCTCTTCTAACTTGGTTCCATAGTTTAGAGTCGCCTGCTGATTTACCAGGCTGCTTGTCCTCTAGTGTTGCTGCTAACTCATTGATAAAGATATCATCATGTATCTTTGCCTCGTGAGGTGTAAGTAAGCAAGACTCTCCATTGAATCTATTCTTACGTTCCTCTGTTGCGTCAATCATTGTTTCTTGTTTTAGTTTTCCCATTTTGTACCTTTCTGTTATGTATCCTACTATATCCTATATTCTATGCGTTGTCAACCCTTTCAATAGTAGTATATGGACGATAACTATCCTCATTAGTTACCTTGCGATATCCTTGGCTCTCTCGTCTGTGTCTGATAAACTCAATCGGTCTGCCTTGTTCGATGTTTTCCATATGTACATTCAACCACTCTGATTGACAACCTTGACTACAAAAATACTTGGACCTTGTATAATCATAATAACCAGTGTTGATGTTTCTATCTATATTAGTTTCTGCATATCTCCCACGAACCACACCTCTAGATTTTAGAAACCTATCATTAGTAGTTCTAGTATGGCAGTCTGGTCCTTGGCAAAAATGTTTGTTACTCATGCTACTACCACCATTCCCATTATCAAACCAAAAAATGTGACGATACAGTAAAATTCAAAGCTTGTCATTACAACCTCACTTTCCAACTGCCTTTGGCAGTTCTATAACCTTGTGCGTCATCATCAAAATATGTCATTAGATTCGCACCAACTTTTGAAGTCCAATATCTAGACTTCTCTGTCCATGTTCCATTTCTTGTAATGTGTTTCTTATCCTTGTTAGAATAGTATGTGATTTTAAATTTAGTGTTTTCTTGCATTTCTACCTTTCTGTTATGTATGGGAGTATATACTAATACTCCCATAGTGTCAACCCTTAATTTAGACTTTCTTCATATTGTTTCCTTGCCAATAGTTTTGCCTCTCTTGTATTAGCTGATTGTTTATTCTTCATGCCTTTAATCATACTAGCCAAATTGCTTGGATTGTAGATAGTCAAACCTGTTGAGTTAGTTCTAATTAACTCTGCCTCATCAACTTGTATTCCAAGTTCTGTTGCAAGTTCAATACCCTCTGAAAGATATCTGTATGCTTTCAATCCAATCTTTAACTGATTACATTGTTTAGTGATTGTATCTATCCACGTTTGGTGTTTAGATACAACATTTGCTTTTGCAATTCTCCAAGTTTCAAATTGTGTGTACTCATCTTTAGTACAGGCTATTGCTCTTGAACGACAGTATGAAGTTCCAATGACATCAAGATAGTATGGGCTATCAAACTCTTTACCCATTCCAATAATTTCTGAACCATTGCCCAATGCTTTCATGCACTCATCAACGTGTATAGTTTTGTGTGGATTATCTTTATTCTCATTCTGTTGAGCATAAATATCTGGGTTGCAATCCATAGCTTTTAAATCTTCTCGGTAATATGCAACTGCAAACTTTCTACCCTCTTCACTACCATACTCACTACCATTTA